AATCACAAAGGATTGCCATCGCGGAAGCGTGTGGGTGGAAGAACCATGACCATCCCGATGTAATGCAGTTCAAGCAGGGATGGACTATGCCGGAGAAATGGTGCATGGACCCCAAGGGCGTTTTGAGGTTCAACCATGAGAGGCCCAACTATCTCAACGACCTCAACGCCATGCACGAGGCGGAGAAGATGTTGAAGGGTGGAATGCGGTCAAAGTATGACGCCGAGCTTACGTTAATCTGTTCCCGTGACTACAATTTCATTTGGGAGTCCACCGCATCCCAACGCGCAGAGGCATTCCTCCGCACGATTGATAAATGGGAGGAGGCTAAGCCGTGAGCGATCATTTTCGTGAGGTCAGGAATATGATCAGCGACACGCCCATTACCGACGGTACACCTCACAACGTCCCCGACTTGGCAATGTTATGCAGGAGGTTTGAGCGATTCGCAGCAGGCAGACAGGCTTACATCACGCAACTCGAAACCGAGAACGACGCACTCCGCGCCGACTTGCTGTTGTGGAACGAGAAGGAGTCCAAATGAAAGACAGCTTTGCCTTCATCTACCTCCACAGAACAAACGGAGCTATCCGAGTGGAGAGTCTGGACACGGCTCGAAAGGTTGACGGCAGACCAGAGTGGAAGCACGTCTCAACAGTCAACGCACACGTCTGCCTTGAGAACATCCTCACAGCATCGACCCGGCAACGAACGCAATACATCAAGGATCTGTTGAAATGAGCGAGCAATACCTTCACGACCTGCCTGCCGACCACCGGCTGCGGAACGTCGCAATACAGGACATCGATGTCAGAATCCGGTGCCGGCACACTGGGACGACTCGCAATCCTCGCCTGTGGAAAATCAAGGGCGACACCTACAACCGCCTTGGTGACTCTTGGAAAACCAACTTTGATTTCATCATCCAATGAGAGACTTCGACGTAGCATTCACCATGATCGAATATGGCGGGTCATTCGTTCGCAAACTAGGCGCCGCGGCGCTGGTGGCCGATCCAGAGAACCTGGGGAAGATCAAGGCAGCCTGGCCCGAGTACTGGTCACAATACGACCGCATGGCGAAACAACTTTCGGAGGTTGAGAAGCAATCCTCCAAGTAAACAACAACACAACCAAAGCAACAACATGGGTATCACAGTATCAACGAAACAAACAGGCGGCACCTTCACACCGTGCCCAGAGTACACCGGCCGCGCGGTGTGCGTCGACATCACGCCGCTTAAGGCCTACGAGACCGAGTACGGCACCAAGCAGAAGTTCAAGATCGCGTTCGAGCTGGACATGATCGACAAGACACGCACCCCGGTGCAGCCCTGGGTAGTGATGACGGCGCCGATGACCGCCAGCCTGCACGAGAAGGCCGGCCTGACCAAGTTCCTCCGCGACTGGCATGGTCGGGCCCTTACCGCTGAGGAGACCACCAGCCTCGACCTGGACAGCCTCATCGGCCGACCGGCTACCGTGGTGATCGTCCATGAGCAGAGCCAGGACGGCACGAAGACGTTCTCGAACATCAAGTTGATCATGGCTCACAAGAACGGCGAGCCGCTTAAGCCCTCGGGCCTGTGGGTACGGATGGAAGACAGGCCGCCGAAGGATGACGACCAGGTTAAGACGGTAGTGCCGGCTACTGCGGCGCCGGTCAAAATCGCCGATGTGAAGGTACACGTCGGCAAGTTCAAGGGCGTGCCGATCTCAGAACTCACCGACGCCGCCGTCCAAGGCCTGGCCGAGCACTGGCTGCCTAAGGCTAAGGTCAGCGCTGGCAAGAGCCCCGAGGACATCCTGTTGATCGCCGCGGTGACCAAGCGCTTGCAGGAGATTGAGGCCAAAGATCAACCAGACTTCGACGACGTGCCCTTCTAATGAAAACACGGCAACCCTACGTCAAACTGGTCGACAAGATCCCAGAGGTGGTCCGAATGCGCTCGGAAGGAATGACCCTCGAGGAGATCGGCAAACACTTCAATTTGTCCAGACAACGGATAAAACAGATCGAGCAGTCGGCCGAGATGCACGAGGAGATCCTTCGGCAATGGGGATTCCCGTTTACGGTCAGGACGTTTAACACCTTAGAAAGGCTGTGCGTCCATAGCCGCGAGGATGCCTTGCAGCTCTACAACACCGGCCACCTTCGACCAGGAGCTGTCCGCGGATTCGGGTGGGTTTCCTATCATGAGATCTGCGAGTGGCTCGGTGTACCGACCACCCGGGAGCCGATCAACTTCCTCGTTTGCCCACATTGCGGCGAAAAGATCTAAACACCTTCCGGTAACCTGTTGTTACCGGGGACTCGTAGTACCGGGGGCGCGCATCGGCCGACAAACGCGCAACAACTCTCAACAACTCTGACAAATGCCAGCCAATCCAAACATTTACTTCGACATCGAGACCGGGCCTCTACCGCTCGCAGAACTCAACATCCCAGCCTTTAACCCAGCCGACGTAAAACTCGGCAACATCAAGAACCCCGACTTGATCGCCGAAAAGCTCCAGAAGGCCGAGGAGAGCCACACAACCGACTACATCCGCAATGCCGCCCTGGATGCCTTGTCGGGCCAGGTGCTGTGCATCGGCTACCGGGTCGATCACCAGGAGCAGAACATCCTGTGTGCCGATGCCGACGGTGAGGCCCACCTGCTGCGACAATGGTGGGCGCTTCTCAACTACTACGAGCGCCAGCCCCAGCTCATCGGCTTCAACATCAAGGCCTTCGACCTGCCTTTTTTGATCAAGCGGTCCTGGCGCCACAAGATCATGCCGCCCTACTGGCTGAGAAACGGCCGTTACTGGTCGGAGCTGGTGGTCGACCTTAGGGAGCTGTGGCAGCTCGGGGACAACCGGGCCCATGGGAGCCTTGCGTCGATCAGCCGGCACCTGGGACTCGGTGAGAAGAGCGGCAACGGCGCCGACTTCAGCCTGCTGTGGAACACCGACCGGCAGGCGGCCATCAACTACTGCATCCAGGATGTGAAGCTCACCCAGGCGGTGGCCGACATACTGATGCCGGCCTACTGAGGGCTGGACATCGACCAGGATGCCAGATAGGTAGAGACCGTCAGCGTGAGCCGTGAGAAGCCAACGCAGGCACCACAACTACAAGCCATGTTCAACCCACTTTTCCCCACTCTTTCCGTGTCACGTCCCGTTGCTTGTACGGGAGTTCTCACCGCGGATTGGGTGGGGTTTTCCGTTTGATACATGAAAGACACTAAACCCAAAGGAAGAGCGCCAGCCTTCCAGTTCTACGCCGATGACTTCCTGGCAGGGACCATGACCATGACCAACGAGGAGCGTGGCGCCTACATCAGCCTGCTGTGCCTCCAATGGTCCAAAGGCTGCGTCACTGAACTCGACATCCAGCGGATATGCCTGGGTATGCCAACGCATTGCCAAGGCATATGCCAAAGCAAGTTCCAGCTTGGAGATGACGGCAACTACCGGAACCAACGCTTAGAGGTCGAACGATCAAAACAGAGGGAAAGAAGCGAAAAACAGAGGGATATTGCCAATTTACGGTGGAACAAGGATGCCAAGGCAATGCCAACGCATTACCAAGAAGATGCCGAAGCATATGCCAGATCGGTGCCAGAAGTATGCTTTCCGTCTCCATCTCCATCTCCTAAAGAAGATACAAAGAAAGAGAAGGCCTTGAGTCCTGACCTTGAAGCCTTCCGCCTACGAGTCGGTGCTATGATCCGCCGTCGACCTGCAACCCATTGGAGCCCCAAAGAGCTTAAGGCCTTAAAAGAGATCTTTGACTTCAAGACACCAGAGGAAGACTTGGTTGCCTTGGAAGCACGTTACCAGTCGGACGACAAGTACCTCCGTCGTGAGCTAATGACCTTGTTGAACAACTGGAACGGAGAGATCGACAAGTCTCGAAGCACCTGCCCCTCTGGGAACAATGGCACCGGCGCGTACAGCGCCAACATTGAGGCCTACCAATGAGCGACCCCTACTTTGCCGAGGACGACGAGTTCGGCCTCCTGGGCGCCTGCCTATCCGGTGGCTCGGATGTCTGCTACGAGGTGTTCTCCAGGATCACCACCGAGGCAATCCAGAACGACAGCCTTCGCCAGATCTACGAGGTGACCAAAGGCCTGGTCGCCAAGACCGAGCCAGTCAACCTCCAGAGCCTGGTCAAGGAATGGAAACGCTCGATGCCTGGGACTCCGGTGCCTTTTGAGGCTCTGAACAAGTGCGACGAGATATGCGCCAGCCCGGCCAACCATCCCGAGTTCTCAAAGGCTGTCCTCGAGGCCCATCACCGCCGGAAGTTACGTTTCGCCGGAGACCGTCTGATTCGTGATTCGGCTGTCTCCTCCCTGTCTGTGGATCAAATCGTCGCCAATGCCGAAGCAGGGCTCACCGTCGAGGCATCCAAGGAAGAGGTCCAATCCTGCAAGTCGGTAGTCAGCCGGTTCATCGACTCTACCCAGGAGCGCTTCTCTAGGAAGGGACACCTGTCCGGCATCACTTCCGGCTTCCATCGGCTGGATCGAATGACCGACGGCTTCCAGTTCGGCGAGCTGGCCATCATTGCGGCCAGGCCATCGATAGGAAAGACGGCCATCGCCATCGCAATAGCCCGGGCAGCAGCCATCGACCACCGGGTGCCTACCCTGTTTATATCGCTGGAGATGTCCGACGAGTCTATCGTGCGACGTATGGTCTCGACAGTAGGATCTATTCCAATGCAGCACATCAAGACCGGCGACCTGGATGAAGGCGGAATGAAGGCCATGGCCAGTGCCTCCGCTAAGGTGGCCGGCAGCCCGATCTACTTTGTCTCCGGATCCGGTGTGTCCGGCATCGCCACCATCACCGCGGTGATCCGCCGGGCTGTCAGGAAATGGGGCGTTAAGCTTGTCCTGGTCGACTACCTCCAGAAGATCCATGGCAGCAAGGCGGCCGAAAAGAAGACCTATGAGATCGCCGAGGTCTCCGGTCGACTCAAGGCCATTGCTTCCGACACCAAGACCGCGGTGGTCGCCCTGGCGCAATTGAACAGGGAGAACGAGAAGGACAAAGGCCGGGTGCCTCGACTCACCGACCTGGCCGACTCAGGGCAGATAGAAAGAGACGCCGACCTGGTGCTGCTGCTCAACCGCGAGCGTAACCAAGCCAACGGCGAGGCCATCATCGCTGTCGCCAAACAACGCGACGGCGAGTGCGGCCTCGTTCCCCTTTGGTATGAAGGCCAGTTCTGCCGGTTCACTGACCCATCACCATCCTTCCAATGACACCCTACGACCTCGACCGAATCAAACTACTGCACGAAGCCAAAGACCTGGTTGCCAAGGCGGTCCAGCGTGGCTGGATGTCCTATCCCCACAGCGTCAAGCTCAGTGCCCTAGGCACGCCCATCGTGGTGCTCGAGCAGGAGGAGGACTATGAGATCACCGCCACCGCCCAGGATGCGGACATCTGCCGCAAGGCTTACGACCTACGGGAGCGTGACCTAAGCCTCGACGATGTGGCCAAGGCGTGCGGTGTTGCCCGTGGTTCGGTGGCTTACATCATAGCCAAAGGCCATGAGATGTATTTAAGGCAGCAAAGGAAAGACAATAGTACAATAGATACATCTATTAAACCTGCAAATATGTAAGG